TTCGATACCGAGCAACAAGCCAAAGACTGGGCTCAAGCAGTCGTTCTTCTCAACCAATGAAAGACCTATATGCAACCAACCAAACTGGCAGATAAGGTAATCCTTGTCAAGCTAACTCAACGCAAGGTGGCTCTCACCAAACGTGATGCATACCTATCAGACAAGATACAACAGCAAGAAGGTGATGCATCGCTCACTGTATTGACTAAGTTGTTCAGGTCAAAGGGTAATGCCATCGCGCAGATACTTACCAAGTTCAACGAAGTATATGCGTATCACAAGTCACACACACTTCCATACATCGATGCAGGCCCACGCATACTACCTAACGACATGTACTTCGAGTACACGCAACAGACCAAGCACCGCATCGCACAGGTGGAAAATCTCAAGCGCACTTACATGCCACAGTATGACCAGCTAGTGTTAGATGACGTGATGTATCGCAACAGCGGACACGCGGCAGGTAGGGCTCATGTGGATGACTACCCAACGGCGGAGCAGTTCGACACGGCTATGTCTATTGATATTAGGTTCTCTCCAATGCCTGACTCAAGACACTTCCTGTTCGATCTTAGTGACGATGACATTAAATCATTCGAGCGGTCAGAGCAAGAAGCGGCTATGGCAATGAACGCAGATGTTCTATCGAGGATGCTCAAGCCACTGTCAGCACTCACGCAACGCTTGCAGGAATACCAAGGGCAGAAGGGCGAGCGCTTTCACAACAGCCTTGTAGAGAATGTAATCGAAGGATGCGATCTAGCTCTTAAGTTAGCAATCAATCCTACACAAGACTTTATTGATGAGATCAACATCTTAAAGGCAACGGCAACTGGCTGTCTAAATACAGTAGAGGTAATCAAGGGATCAGCTAATGCAAGGCATAGCGCCAAAACAAAGCTGGAAGAAGTAGCCGCTCGCATGGCGGCGTTTAACATTTAAGGAGGATATATGATGCGACCAACTCTCTATCAGGCATCTAGGATGCTAACAACTGCGGGTGTAACAGCGGACATTCGGTTCGACCCAAAGGCAATCACCAATCGACTCAAAAAGTCTATTCAACGGCAGGTGGCAAATGGGGCGCTCACTGGGGGCTACTCATCACACGCAACACGTATTGCCAAGTATCTGTGCGAGCAGTTCAAGCTCAAATACACAGACAACCATTGGTATGGTATTCGTGTACCCGCCGCGCCTGTGGAGTATCGCGAAGAGTTTGTTCAACTGATTCAGGCAGACCTTGCGGCGTATTTATTAGACGGCGATCACTACAACCCTAAGTGGGAGAAAGACAAAGCCGCAGAAACAATTAAAGAGATCAGAGCGGGCATGGATTCAGATGTTCGTACACACAGCAAAGAGTTCCGAGACAAACTTAGAGCGCTTATATCAAAAACCAGAACGCCCGAAGAGATTAAGAAAGCGGCAGAAGTCGCGGCCTTACTTGACCAAGGCAACCTCATCACCATCAACCAGTACAACTGTAAGGACTAATCATGGCAGTAACTACACTAGACAAAGCAAAAGTGTCCATCGTGACACAGCATCCGTTCTTTGCATCTATCCTCATGAAGCGACAGCTTATTGAAGACGAGACTATCCCCACAGCGGCAGTCGATCAGCGCGGACAGATTTACATCAACCCCACGTGGTTCAACACACTTACTGTAGATCAAACTGTGTTTGTGCTATGCCACGAGATCGGCCATGTGATCGGTCAGCATGCGGCTCGGCGCGGTACTCGTAACGCTAAGCGTTGGAACATTGCAGGCGATGCTTGGATCAATGACATGCTTGAAGCATCAGGTATTGGTGACCAAATCGAAGGTTGCGTTCACATGCCTGGCTCGAAGGATGAAACAGTCGATGAGATTTATAACAAGTTACCCGAACCAGATGATGATGGGGTGGGCGGTACAGGCGATGACTTAATCGAGCGCGGCTCTCCCCTGACAGACGAGGAAGCAACGCGTGTTGATGCAGAGACTCGTGTAGAGATCGCACAGGCGGCTCAAGCGGCTAAGGCTCAGGGTAAAATGCCGCCCGCACTGGCTAAGATCATTGCAGACTTGATTGAACCCAGCACACCTTGGCATGAGATTCTCGAGCGGTACATGACAGCGTTCACTCGTGGAGACTACACATGGTCACGACCTAATCGCCGCTTCGCTGACATAGCGTATCTCCCAAGCACAGGCAAAGTCGCTGAGATGGGCGAGGTAGTTATCCAAGTCGACGTGTCAGGCTCAATCAGTAAGACAGAGTTGGCTCATTACAACGGTCACATGGCACGCATCATCGAGCAGTGCAACCCAGAACGAGTACACGTCTTGTATGTAGACACTGCTGTATGCAAGCATGAGGTATTCGAACAGGGTGAAGAAGTAACACTAGAGTTCTACTCTGGAGGCGGCACCGACATGGAAGAAGGCTTTAACTTCATCGCTAAGGAGGGCATCGAACCTGAAGTATTCATCTGTCTAACAGACGGTTACACAAACTTTGACACCAACAACGCACCAAGCTACCCAGTTTTGTGGTGTATATCTAGTGACATTCAAGCTCCTTACGGTGAAAATATACATTTTTCACTGGAGTAATTAATGGACACAATTGAACAATTCAACAAACTACTTGACGCATACCAAAATATTCTCAAGCAATGTTATGACGCACTCGATGCAGGCGCAACGCAACAAGAACGCGAAGCACTTAGAAAAGCAATAGATAGTTTTGTATCAGAAAGCAACGATTAACCAACGGGGCGCGAGCCCCATTCTTTTCAACCACAAAGGAAATATCATGGCTACAGTAAATATCACAAATGAGTTTAAAGAGCGAGTCGAGCAACGCATCCGCGGTATGCACCGCAAAGAGTTAGAGGCGGAGTTGCCTCATCTCAATAAGGCTCACTCCATCGATGCTAACTACTTGTATCACTACGGTTGTTGGGGTAAAGATCATATGCACTTAGTGCACGAGATTCCCAAAGACTGGCTGGGTAAGATTAACGACGTGCATATAAGTATTACAGGCTACATCGAAGATGGCAAGAAAGCTTCATGCAGTATTCGCTTTAATAATGTTGATGGTTATCAACGCCCAAAAGATGGGTACTACAGCAAGTCTGATTCGGTAGTTACATACGACGATTTACTAGCTATGCCTGACACAGTTCTTGGTAGAACCGAAGCGCTTGCGGCATGGGAAGAGAACAAGCAAGTCGTAGTGCTTAAAGAAAAATGGAGTAAGGTTGAGAATGATATTCTCGAATTCCTCGGCAAGTGCAAGACTCTTAACGAAGCGGTTAGGTTATTTCCCACTGTACGTTTGTACATTAACCGAGACGATCTCGAGCGCTTAGATCGTAAAGTTGAGCGCTTTACCGAGCGCAAGAAGATTGTAGAAGAGATGGCAACCGACGAACTAACAGCAGCCGCCATCGCTGCAAGACTTGCAGGAGCAGTATGAACATAATGTCCAAAGCATATCCATCCATACCAGTCGGGCATCCCGATTACAAATGGACATCACACGGCGACGTGCAAGCAATATGGCGTAGGTTTGGATGGACACCACCATCTGAGAATATGACACCACCGCCGCCTGAGAAACCAAAAGAATTCACCACTCATCAAAGGAGCTATCGTGCCTGACTTGCAATCAGAATTACAGAAACTTGAAATCATTTCCTTCGACGACGAAGGACAAACAACCACAACGGAAGAAGCTATGCCTAAACAAACATTTAAACCAACCAACAACGTAAGCCGCGCAACTTTTAGTTTCATCAAGGAAAACCCTGGATGTACACGTACATTTTTAGCCAACAAGCTACAAGAGCAAGGGTATAACAAAAGCTCAGTTGTATCTCTTGCAACACAATTCCTAAGACAGGGAATGATTCGGTCTACCCACGGAAGTTTGTATGTAACGCAAGCAGAGTACACGCCAGTGAAAGCTTCTAAGACGTTTAAACATAAAAAGCCAGTCGCCAAGGTGACAGACAAACAGGTAGAAGTACCTATCATTGAGGCTACTGCACAAGTTGCGCAACCCATAGTTCAGCACGACACCTTGGTCAAAGCCATGTTGTCTAGGATGTCAATCCTCCAAGCTCGGGAAATGTACGACGAACTTAAGAAAATCTTTAACAATTAAAAAACCCCGACAGCTTGTGGCCATCGGGGCGGACAACTAACCTTGTGGGATTAGTGGAAGTGAAGTGATATGTTAATTGTTTTGCAACAACATTCAGGTTCTGGCTTCGGCTCGGGTTTAGGCTCGGGCTTTGGGTCAGGGTACTTCACATCGTCGTGTTCAACAACGTTTGAAATCACAGACACTATTGACTCAGACATTTCAGTTAACCCGAGTGTTTGTGTTAGTGTTAGTGGGATTGGCAGTCAAGGTGCCAGCACCGATGTTGATGGCTTGGTTCGTGGCACGAATGCTTTGAACTGCTTCACCCAACATGTTGTACAAGTTACCCCATTGCTGTTGTTGTTGCGTCTGCGCTTGCGCTTGGCTAACAGTTTGCGTCACGTTGATCTCGTTTGCACGGGCACGTTGGGCAGAAGCGTTGTCAGCACGCAATTCGATGATCGCAGCATTGGCATCAGACAACTGACGGTTCAAGGTTTGCTCGTACTGAGAAGTAATCAGAGCACGAGTTTTCTCACCGTCGTTGGTGATGTTGGTGTTGGTAGCGTTAATCATCTGCATCAAGGCAACGGTGTTGGAGTTCACCGCGTCTTTAACGCCTGCAATTTGACCAACAGTCGCCGAAGCAATGCTAGACATTTGCGCTTGCAGAGTACTAGATTGAGCAGCTTGAGAGGCTTCCATTGCCGCAGTAGATACTGCAACAGCTTTGTCCACTTGACCAATGCTAGCCATCAAGTCCATGTTCGCTTGGTTTTGCTCAGGAGGATTGCGAAGAACAGCACCACCGATAGCACCGCCACCATCAGTACCGTTACCAAACAAACCGCCATTGCCCTGACGCAACAACGAACCGAGGATCAAACCACCGATCAAACCACCGCCACCACCGCCACCAAACAAACCATCGCCGCCGCCGCCGCCCTTGGTAGCCATCGACATCAACATCGGGCCAAGCCCGTCCATACCAGAAGAATCAGCCATTTAAGCTCTCCTAAAAAATACCGTCCAGTCGACGGCATACATATTGGAAGCTTTGGGGCAGATCAAAACAATACGACTGAAGTATGTACTACCAACTGATACAAAACACAACTAGGAGTCCCCCGTGGACACGCCAACTTTTACACCGCGACAACGTTTGGTTTTTATCGAAATGTGCAGAGGAGCAACAAACAAACAAATTGCAAAAGCACTATCAATAGCCGAAGCAACTGTAAAGCTTCACTTGACACAGATATTTAAAACGATGGGGGTTACAAATCGATCGCAGGCTTTAGTAAAAGCAAACGGTTTTTGTCTAACAGTGCCAACTACACAAAGAGAACTAACTGACTTAGAAATCTTGACAGAGTTTACCGACATGGCATTCACAGTCGGAGACGAAAGATGGTCGCAACGCGTGCTGAAGTTTGGCCGCGCAATTGATAAACGAACGAAAGGAAATATGAAATGATCCACTCAGACGAAGACGACGAGTTTGCACGTATTGAGCGTGAGAATTCTATGAAAGGCCAACCCTACCACTGGGAGGCCGATGCCATCAAAGCCGCTGTGCTGATTGAGCGCGAAGAATGTGCAAGGATTGCTGACAGCATGGATGCATGCCAAGACGGGGCTATTGGTGAAGCCATCCGAGCAAGGGGACAAGCATGACATGGCCGTTCCCACCATTCCCAAACCCCAAGGACAAGGGCAACCGAGTCCCTAAATTTAATCCTGACAACCATGAGGACGCACCACTATGATTATTAAACGCAACATGGCAATCGACAGCCTGACACGAGTATGTGACGAAAGCCTAAAGCTTATCAAAGAACTGATCGATGCCGACAACGCAACTTACGGCAAGGGCTTTGAAGATGGCATGGCGGCTCAGGCGCAAGTGCAACAGACGCTCAAGCCGTGGGTGGGGCTAACGGATGATGATGAAATTGATTGGGAAGACGGCAACCTAAAGTCCCTTGTCAAAGTTATTGAAGCCAAGCTCAAGGAGAAAAACTGTGCCGCGCCCTAAACCACTTGAACCTATAAAACCTAGATACATACGTATGTCTGACAGACATTGGCTAATTCTTAAACAATTAGGCGGGCCTGAGTGGCTGCGTAAAATGCTAGACAAACACGCCCCCATGCCCAAACAATATTACCAAACACTAAAGGAAACATCATGCAAAATCCAGACGAAACACAAGTAGGCGGTTCGCACTACAAAGATATGCCCGTACAGCCGTGGACAGTAATGGCAATGGTAATGACTCATGAAGAGTTTGTTGGGTTCCTCAAAGGCAACATCATCAAGTACTCAATGCGCCAAGGTAAGAAAGAAGATAGTGACGACGCAGGCAAACTGCAACACTACATCAGCAAGCTGGAGCAGGTAAAGTCATGGGGCTTTTGAACGCCATACTGGGGCAGAACAGCGGCAGTCTTTTTTCGGCAGCTCAAGCAAATGGCAGCATCACAACTGCCCAGCTACAAGGCTCGTCGATTACATACGGAGACAAACCTCGTATGAAAAACAAAACAATCTTCAGCGGCCGCATTGAAGTTCAACAGGTGTGTAACGGCTATGTCGTGCACATCGCATCCCGAGAGGGCTATGAGTTTGATTCGCACATCGCGGCAAACATCAAAGAAGTCAACGAGTTGATTTCAACAGCTATCGTGGCTTTCCAATTGGAGGGTAAATGAAACCTATCTACCTAGACTTTGAGACCTACTGGGATACCGCCCACACACTTACTCGTATGTCACCGACAGAGTACATACAACACCCCAACACCGAGATCATCTCAGTGTCCATCAAGGAAGGCGACGCGCCAACCTACGTGCTGTTTGGTGAAGACAAAATCCGCAGGCATATGCAAGCAATGGATTGGTCAGACGCTATGGCCATTGGCCACAACATGTCAGGCTTTGATTCAATGATCCTCGCATGGCGTCTAGGTATTGACCCTAAGATGTACGGATGTACTGCGGCAATGGCGCGTTCTAAGTACTCAAAGACCTCAGTTACCCTAGGCGGTAAAACGCTTACAGGAGTATCACTGAAGAAGCTAGCCTACGAACTAAAAGCAGGCGCTAAGCTAGACCTTGAAGCTACAAATACTAAGGGTAAACACTTAGCTGACTTTAGCCCTGACGAAATTGCTGCGATGGAAGAGTACAACAAGGTAGACACCGACCTGTGCGCGGCGCTATTCAAAGTACTTGTCAAGGGGTTTCCTAAACAGGAGATGGTTTTGATAGACATGACTACACGCATGCTTGTCGAGCCGCAACTAATACTGGACGTACCCAAGGTGAAGCTTGCCCTACAACAGGTCAAGATAGAAAAGCGCGAATCATTGCTTCAGTTAGCCAAAGCCTTGGATATTGGTACGTTTGCGGCTAGCGCACTAGATGACGGTACTAGCTTGGAAGAACACGTGCGTAGTGAATTGGCATCAACCGCTAAGTTCGGTGCGTTGCTTGAGAAACTAGGTATCGAAGTGCCTATGAAGCCGTCACCAACCAACCCCGCCAAGATGACTTCCGCACTGGCCAAGACAGACGAAGCGTTCATAGCCCTACAAACGCATAAAAACCCCCTTGTAGCCGCCGCAGCAATGGCAAGGTTAGAAGTTAAGTCCACGCTGTTAGAAACGCGCCTAGAGGCTTTTATCAAGACGGCAGCCGTATGTGGCGGAGCTATTCCCGTACCGCTCAAGTACGCAGGGGCAGACACCACTGGACGCTGGTCTGGTGAGCAGTACAACATGCAGAACTTACCTCGCATCGGCCCTACCTCTAAGCCATCGGATGCGTTACGCATGTCACTCCGGGCACCAGAGGGCTACAAGATTATTGTGTCCGACCTGTCAGGTATCGAGTTGCGTGTCAACATGTTCTTGTGGAAGGTGCCGTATGCCATGGAGCTATTCGAGGCAAACCCCGACAAGGCAGACTTGTACAAATACTTTGCCGCACATAACCTGTACAACATCGACGAGTCGCAAGTCAGCAAGACACAGCGCCAAGTTGGTAAGGTTGCTCACTTAGGTCTAGGCTTCGGAGCTGGCGGTGCTACGTTCCAAAAGGTTGCCAAGTTAATGGGCGGCGTAAACATGAGTTTGGAAGAAGCTACAAACGTAGTAGATACATATCGAGACGCACACTCCGAGATTGCCGACGGGTGGAAAGCTTTTCAGAGTAAACTTACAAACATAAAACAAGGCATCGGTTCGCCCATCGATCCGTGGGGCATGTGTATTACAGAAAAGAATGCAGTGTTGTTACCCTCGGGCAGGCGCATTTACTACCCTGACCTCAAACAAGAACGCGACGACAACGGCAAGCTTGAATGGTGGTATGGCAACGGCCGCACACGGGCTCGTATTTATGCAGGAAAGGGCGTAGAGAATTTAGTTCAAGCACTTGCACGAGACGTCATTGCAGAGCACGCAGTTAAGTTCTTTAAGGCTACCGGTATGCGGCCAGCACTCACGGTTCATGACGAGCTTGTGTACGTAGTCCCAGAAGATTTTGCAGAGCAACACTTAAATACATTGCAGACCATAATGCGCCAAGGCGTGTCGTGGTGGCCTGAGTTAATCACGTGGTCTGAAGGTGATATTGCAAGCTGTTACGGCGAAGCAAAATAGTGTTGACAACAACCGCGATGTATGTATCATAGAGCTTCACAACCACGAACCCCAAGCCGTCAATTGATGCTTTGGGGGCAAAAACTATGGAGCTCGCATGGCTAATCCTGCATGGACGTATTCGCAGTTGGATACGTTCGAGACGTGTCCGAAGAAGTTTTACCACCTTAAAGTGGCACGGGATATTGTTGAACCCCCAACAATTTACACTGAATGGGGAACCAAAGTACACACAGCCTTTGAGAACTTCATATTGCATGGAGAACTCTTGCCTGAAGGCATGACGCAATGGCAACCCTTGGCAGATAAATTAGCTGCCCTCAAAGGAGCAAAGTTTCCTGAACGCCAGTATGCAATTGATCGAGACTTTCAACCCTGTGATTGGGACAACGCTTGGTCAAGAGGCATAGCCGATTTGATCGTCATCTCTGGCAAGAACGCCGCCGTCATGGACTACAAAACTGGTAAGCGTAAGCCAACAGAACAACTTGATTTGTATGCCACGTATGTGTTTCACCACCACCCCGAAGTAGAAAAAGTAACAACGGGTTTTGTGTGGCTCAAAGAAAAAAAGATCGATTGGAAAGTGCGTGAACGCACTGAGCTCGCAAGTATATGGCAAGACTTCTTACCTCGGATACGCAAACTTGAATCGGCCTATGAGCGTGACTCGTGGCCAGCTAAGACATCAGGTCTGTGCAAAGCATGGTGCCCAGTTACAACGTGCGATTTCAACGGGAGGAAAAATGGCTAGTACTCCTGAAGGCAAGGTCAAAGACGCTTGCAAGAAGTTCCTCAAAGAGCGCGGTGCATTTTTCTTTATGCCTGTGTCCAACGGCATGGGTCAAGCCGGCATTCCTGACATCATCATTTGCTATCGCGGTATCTTCGTTGCTATCGAGACAAAAGCCCCGGGCAAACGAAATAATCTCACTGACAATCAACGTCGAATCATGGAAAATATTCGAGACGCCGAGGGGTTTGCGTGGGTTGTTGATGACCCCACAGACATGGGCGCTTTGTTTAACGCCATTGATGCATACAAAAAATTAACCCCCTAACCACAAAGGAAAATCATGACTGCAGTTTTTATTGATAACACAGAGCAAGGCGCGTTGGTTTGCCCAACATGCAAAGGCCACAACCTCCACCAAGGCGCTGTGCATGTATGGCAGCGTTACACCGAAGATGCAACAACTGGTACGTACACATGTGCTGACCACAAATCATCTCGTGTAGAAACAGAAGCCGATATGGAAGGTAATCCCAGTCGACGCCGTGACGGAATGACAATAGAATTTGAGTGTGAAAGTTGTTTTGGTCAACCAACCCCGCACGCAAATCCAGCAGATCAAAAGAAAAATTATCTGCATATTGTCCAACATAAAGGAACCACGTATTTGTCGTGGAACAACCTACCCATGTAAAGGAATCAACATGCCTAAATCATCAGCACAAAAACTTGCCTACCAAAAAGCATACAACGCACGCCCCGAAGAAGTAGCCAAGCGTGTAAAAAACAACGCCGCACGGCGCGAAGCTATCAAGGATGGCAAGGCTCGTGTTGGTGATGGCAAAGACGTCGCACACAAAAAATCACTGGAGAACGGTGGCGGTAACGGCAAAGGCAACACTACAGTACAAGATCGATCAACCAACAGAAGCTGGAGGAAAGGGAGCGGCTCCTACAACCCTGATAAGTAATGCAGATTCATAAAGATAAGAAGGCGGTGGTTCTCCGCCTCAAAAACCCAAGTCGGGTGACAACAGTTATACCGACAGCGATCGAAGTAGACCACAAAGGACAACGGCTAGTAGCCGTCCCGCACCGCCCCGACGAAACTCGGGTGTTAAGAAACTTAGGCTTTGACGTCCCAGACCCGATGCCTATGCACTATGACTTTCCCAAGGTAAGCGGAAAGCACGAACCGTTTGAAGCCCAGCGCGAGACTGCATCTTTTCTATCTATGCACAGTAGGGCGTTTTGCCTCAACGGTATGGGAACTGGCAAGACAAACAGTGCACTCTGGGCGTACGACTACATGCGCCGAACAAAGATTGTCAAAAAGGTTCTTGTTGTGTGCCCGCTCTCTACCATGGAACGCACGTGGGCTGACTCGGTGTTCAACACCTTTCCGCATCTCGATGCGGTAGTATTACACGGAACACGTGAAAAACGTTTAAAACTTTTAAAGCAAGATGTTCACATTTACATCATCAACATCGATGGCATTAGTACCGTTAAGAACGAACTTGCCAACCGACCTGACATTGATTTGATTGTTATCGATGAGCTAGCCCTAGCACGCAACCAAAGCACGGATCGATGGAAACACCTGAACGAGATTTGTAATAAGCAATCGGTTCGCCGAGTCTGGGGTATGACAGGTTCTCCAACGCCTAACGCACCCACAGATGCATGGGCTCAATGCAAACTTATTACCCCCGATAACAACAGTTTGCCTAAATACTTTGGTGCGTTTAGAGACCGTGTAATGCGGCAGTTAACACAGTTTAAGTGGGCGGCGCGGCCGGAAGCCAACGACATCATCTATCAAATGATGCAACCCGCAATACGGTTTTCACTTGACGACTGCACAGACTTGCCCGAGCAGATGTTTATTACACGAGAAGTTGAGTTAACGCCAGAGCAAAAGAAAGCTTACTTTGACATGCTTGGTAAATTAGCAACAGAGTACGCCGGCGGTCAAATTCTTGCTGTAAATGAAGCTGTAAAAGCAAACAAACTTATTCAAATTTGCTGCGGTGTCGCATACGGGACAGATGGAAGTGAAGTTGTTATCCCATCTAAGCCTAGAATAGATGTCCTGAAAGAAATAATCGAAGAATCTGAAGGCAAAGTCATTGTGTTCGTGCCGTTAACAGGGGCCCTTGAGAGCGTAGCTGCCGAGTTACGCAAAGACTGGTCAGTGGAAATTGTGCATGGCGGCACGAGCAAAAGTGAACGAGATCAGATTTTTTCAAACTTTCAACGAGGGTTTGACCCTAGAGTATTAGTGGCAAATGCTGCTACTATGTCTCATGGCTTAACGCTGACAGCGGCTACAACAATTGTTTGGTACGCACCGGTGCATAGCAATGAGATTTATGAACAGGCTTGTGCTAGGGTTAGACGCCCCGGCCAAACCAAAACTACTGTGATTGTCCATATCGCAGGCTCTGACGTCGAAAGACGTGTATACAAACGACTGCAAGACAAACAGTCGATGCAGGGACTCCTGCTAGATATGATGAAAGAACAACCTGAATAGGAGGCTATATCGATTATCAACAACTACACCCAATCAACCACAAACCAAGGATATAAAAATGAAACTTTCGGATGCAGTCAGCTTTTACATAAAGCTACGTGACAAGAAAGCTCAGATGAAAGCCGAGTTCGATGCCAAAGTCGCTCCTCTTAACGAGAAGATGGACAAACTAGAAGCCAAGCTTTTGGAGGTCTTCAACAAGACCGGTATGGACTCAGTAAAGACTGAGTTTGGGACAGCCTATACCACCACCCGTACGACCGCTAGCGTGGCAGATCGGGATGTTTTCATGACCTTTATTAGGGAAGCTGACGAGTGGGATTTGCTGGAGGTTCGTGCGGCCAAAGCTGCAGTAGAACAGTATCGTCAAACCAACAATGATCTACCCCCGGGTGTATCTATTCGTGAGGAACGTGTGGTAAATGTCCGCCGTTCGTCGTAAACTCTTTCCCCCAACCACTGAAATACTATGAATATTATTCCATTTGACTCCGGCGGCAACCTGCCATCATTCCTGAAAAAAGTTGACATCGCTGCTCTGAACTCTGACTTGACAGCTCACGCTGGCGGCGGCTTCCCAGTAATCTCCATCAAAGGCAAAGTGTTTGCAGTTGTCCGCGATGGCGAGCGCGAATTGCAGATGAACCCCAAAGACCCTGACAGTGCTGCGACTAGCCTAAACGTCGTACTACTTAAGGTTAACAAAGGTACTAGCAAGGTGTTCTACCTCAAAGGCTACGACAAAGACAGCAGCGAAGGTCAAAAACCCGACTGCTATTCCAACGACGGTATCGAGCCTGCAGCCGATGCTCAGAACAAGCAAGCTAAGAAGTGTGCAACCTGCGCCCACAATCAGTGGGGTTCTCGTATCAGCGAGCGTGGTGCTACTAAAGGTAAGGCATGTTCAGATGCAGTTCGCATGGCAGTAGCCCCCGCCGGTCAGATTAACGACGCGATGTTGTTGCGTATTCCTCCTGCATCCATCAAGGCAATTGGCGAGTACGGTCAGATGCTGGCTAAACGCGGTGTCGGCTACAACATGGTTGTGACCAAAGTCGGTTTTGATATGCAAGCAGAGTCACCCAAATTGACTTTCTCTCCAGTTGGTTTGCTTGACGATGAAGGTTTTGCTGAAGTTCAAGAGATTTGCCAGTCTGACATCGTTGCCAACATCCTTGGCATGACCAACGCCGCAGTAGAGTTTGCCCCTTCAGAGGAAGTTGTTGAACCTACTCCTGAACCAAAAGCCGTGGTGAAAGAAGAAGTCCCTGCTCCCAAGGCAGAGACCAAAGCCAAGCCCGCTGCTAAAGCTAAGCCTGCTCCAACACCTGCACCATCCGAAGAGATTGATCTTGATCTCGACCTCGATGGCATCAGCTTTGACGATTAATTAACCCCACGGGGCTTCGGCCCCAACTCTTTTTTAACTAGGAAAACAAATGAACTACTCTATCAAACTCGAAATGAACCTTGACGCTGCCGCTTTGGGAGCACTGATCCGCACTTTAGATGCCGGCCCCCACGGCCTGATGCGCGGCATCATCGACAACATCATTCAGCAAGTTCAAGCTCAAGAAGCCGAGCACCGCGCTAATGCAGAAGCAGAACCTACAGAAGTTGTTGACGGCATGCCCGTTAGCTCACTGCCAAACTAAACGACGATTGACATCAATCGGGGAGCCCGTCCGCGGGCTTCTTTTCGTTTAATTGGAGTGTTATGCGTATGAAAAAAACAACAGTAGGAGGTTATTGTGGATGCCCTTGAATTCCTCCGTACCATCTTGCCCGAATACGGCATTCACTACTTGACGCTTTTTACCAAAAAGCTCAACCCAAACACAAACAAGCCATACACGTATCACAAGTATTACTTACACTTGGAAGATATGGCTGCCGAGATACCGCGCTGGGAGAACGACCCAGAATTCGTGGCAACATACCATGCTTGCGCGTCCTACCTCAAACCGTATATTGAAGTTGAAAAAGACGGTGAGACCCGCAAAAAGTATCGTGTTGAAGAAAACTGGGGGCGTGCCAAATCTTTTTGGATTGACATTGACTGTGGCCAGAAGAAACATGAAGCGGGTCAGGGTTACTTGACAAAGATGGATGGCGCTAAAGCCATTGCTGCTTTTGCCAAGAAGGTGGGTTTACCCCGCCCTATGATTGTGGACTCCGGTAACGGCATCCATGTTTACTGGCCTTTGACTAAAGACATTGCCCATACCAAGTGGGTCATGGTTGCCAAGTGGCTAAAGTCATGCCTAGCGCACGAGAGTGTCCTTGCAGATTCGTCACGCACTGCTGATTTTGCAAGCATCTTGCGCCCTGTCGGGTCAGCAAACCGTAAGGGTGATGTTAAGGATGTAAAAGTTATTTCCACATGCAAGCCAATTGAGCCGGCAGCATTTGCCCAAACGTTACAAACTTTTGTGACTGAGAACGATGTCAAACTTGTCAAAGAGTCTGTAAAGAAAACGTACAACACCGATCTGAATTCTGACTTGACAGCTCACCTACACACGTACCCCAACGTGCCTGTAGACTTAAATGAAATAGCAAACAAGTGCCAGCAAGTGGCTATGATGCGTGACACCAAAGGTGGTGTGCCTTACGAGCACTGGCGGGGTGTAGCCGGACTTGCAAAGTTCTCTGAGGGTGGGGAAGAGTTAATGCATCAGTGGAGCGAAGGCCACCCTGACTATTCGTACGCAGAGACTCAAGCTAAGATTGACACATGGCATGCTGATCCAACAAGTTGCGCCCACTTTGAAGCGCAAAACAGTGCCGGTTGTGTAGGTTGTGAGCACAAAGGCAAATTCAAAAGCCCGATTGTTTTAGGTAGGGTAATCCCTATAGTAGAAGAGTCAACAGTTGAAGTTATTACGGACGAAGGTACCGTTGAAGAAGTCGCTATACCCGCACTACCATATGGTTACGTGTGGGATGGTCAGCTTATGAGCCGTTTGATACCCGACAAGGACGGTGTTCTACAGCCCATAGTTTTCTGCCACGACCTATTTTATTTAACAAGCCGCATTCGCGGTGAAGACGGTACATTTCGGCATGGCGTTCGCATGCACATGGCGAAAAACAAGATTCGGGAATTTGATATTTCTGGCGAGGCAATTGCTTCTAATACGGACATGTTACGGGCCTTAGCTAAACATGAACTACACACTAGTAACAACAAAAACGCAGGTTTCCACATGGCTGCATATTTACGAGACCAACTTAAAGCACTGAAAACGCAAGTTGAAGAGACTAGCACAATGACTAACTTTGGCTGGCGCGATGACAGATCGTTCTTGCTCGGTGACAGACTGCACTGCAAGGATGGCACGACTCGTAATGTATTGGTAGGCGGCAACGCTCGCAGATACGCCAAGCACATGGTTCCCAAAGGTACGGTAGAAGGCTACGCTCGTGGTCTAAACTACATCTACAACCGAGAAGGCGCTGAGCCTTGGCAGTACGCACTGTGCGCCGGATGGGGTACGCTCCTATCACCCATGTGCGAGTCTTTGTACAAAGGTGTTCTGTTTGCGCTACACGGCGGAGAGACTGCTCGCGGTAAGACCACGGTATGCCATGCGTCACTTGCGGCGTTTGGTGCTCCATCTGAGCTGTCTATTAACGGCAAGCAGGGCTTTACACCCCTTGCGCTATGGGCAGTGCTTGGTACGATTCGCGGCCTGCCTGTATTGCTAGATGAGTTATCTACGGTAGAGCCTAGCACCATCAGTGACATTGCCTATGGCATCGCTAACGGGAGAGAGCGTCAGCGTCTCAGATCGCATGGCGGAACTGTCAGCCTTGCCGAATCAGCCGAGTGGCGCCTAAATATGTTTGTAACTGGCAACATGGATTTTCATGGCATGCTAGCGTCAAATCAGGCAAACTCACAAGCCGAAGCGGTTCGCGTTATTCAGTTAAGCGTAGATAGGTATTCTCACTTAGCCAACTCAAATGTTGAAGGGACTACAGAAACACGTAGTCGTGATATTGCACAGGCACTGGATGAGCTTGATCGCAATACTGGTGTTGCCGGCGACATTATGGTGAAGTACGTTGTGGCCAACTACGATCGAATTGCTGAAGAAGTTCAGGCCATGGTGCATCAGCTGACTGTGGAAATACCCAGTCCAAAGTATCGGTTCTATCGTAGCCACACTGCCTGTACGATTGTCATGGCTCGCATCTGCAAGCAGCTGGGTATCATTGACTTTGACATTGACGCCTTGTATGCATTCATTATTACCACGATACGCGACCTTTCAGAATCAGTGATGCTGTCTAACACAGTCACCGACGAAGAAGCATTTAGTCGCATGGTCAGCTCACTGGCTAGCCGCATCTTGGTGACAAGTGAATTTAGGGATAAACGAGACGGTCGCGGCCCTGAGACGCCCCGAAGCCGAATAATTGGTGAAGTGGCGGGACGTTACGTTCTTGGTACGCAGAAAGAACAAGCCTGCGCAGGGCACATGATGATTGCCCAAAAGGAAATCCGAGACTGGTGTATTAAGAACCGCACGGATTACAACGTCATGATAAACAAGCTGGCAGCCAGTAACTATTTAATTTCTCGTGGCGAGAAGGTTACATTGACCAAGGGTACAGACTACCCCACAGTTCAGCAGCGCTGCATTATTGTGGACATGTTTAAGATAGACAAGGACGCTGTAGCTCCTACATTAACCCTAGTATCAAATCAATTTGACGGAGAGGCCGTAGGCGATGTATGATTACCCCGCTGGTTGCCATGACTAGCTCCTTTTCGTGGTTGAAAAGTCTTACCCCCGGCGTAAAAACCGGGGGTTTTTTTCTTGTCACAATTCCCGCATACTATTGATATGTAGCCGCGGTGGTTACATAAACCTAGGGGAATATCATGAAATTTGAGATAAATTTTGGTTGGTTAGAGGACAGCAAACTTACTGTTGAGACACACGATTTTGAGATCATTAGCATCTTCCAAGAGTTCGTAGAATTCCAACAAACTTACGGCTGGGGTGTTGAGTACACAGTTGTTGAAGACGTTGAGTTTGAAGACGAAGAAGACACCGAAGAAGAGATCGACGGTGAAGTTGCCGACGCTGCTGCAGAAGCTGCTGACAAAGAGTGATATCAGGGGGCTCCGGCCCCCTTCTTCTTGGCCTTTTTA